CGCCCACAGCGCCAAGGCCACGCCATCGGCGTCGAGCGTGCCGGCTTCGCGGCCGTCCTCGAGAGCCTTGCGCACCTGCGCAAGACCGCGCTCAGGCAGCGCCGGGGCCTTCACCTCTTGCGCACGCTGCTGCTCACGCATGAACGTCTCGTCGATGTTCGGTAGGCCTAGGTCGAGAGCTTCGTCGCCCGCTTCGGCCGGTCTGCCGGGCTGATCCCCGACTGGTTTGGTTGGGGCCTCTGCAGCGCCGTCGGCCCCGGGTTGTTCGCCGGGGGCTGTAGCTGCGCCAGGGGGCTGTTCGGCGCCGGTTTCAGCGCCTTGGCTGCCGCCAGCAGCCGGCTTGGTCGCATTCTCATTGGATTTCGCCTTCTCGATGATGGCCTGCACGGCCTTGTCGAAAGCCACGGGGCTGCGCTCGTGCTGCGCAGCTGCCTTCTCGACGGCCTGCGGGTCAGCGTCGAGCGCGCGGCGCACGTCCATCGCACGACCTGCATCGTTGTCGCCCAGGCCGTGGGCCTTACGCCAGGCCGGCTCGTCGAGGTACGTTACTTCGCCGACCGGGATCGGTTCTTGGGGCGGGGCTTCGCCGCCCGGCGCTGCACGCTGTAGGCTATCGCCAGGGCCTGCTTCTGCGGCTTGCCCGCCTTCATTTCCGCTGACACGTTCTGGTTGAACGCTACCTTGCTGCGGGACTTGTTCAGCGGCATTCGGTGCTCCTTGGGCAGGGGCGCCGCCCTGCGGTTCGAACGGGGCTTGCGTCGCGGTGAGTTCCGGCGGCCCGGCTTTCGGCGGCGCCGGCGGCTGCATCGCGCGCCCTTCCTCGAGCGCGGCTGCATTGCGCGCGGCGAGGCGCTTCTGCGCCCACTCGCTGCCGAGAACAGCGCGCAGTGCTGGGCGGCCGGTCAGCGCGGCGGCTGTCCGGGCGATCCCGCTCGGGCCTTCCAAGGCCGCGAGAACCAAGTCCAGGCCGCCGGCGCCCGTCGTGCGGCCCTTGCCGGCTTTCGTCAAGCCTTGGCCGCCGAACTCCTTGGCGAACTTGGCGATCTGCAGGCCTTCACCATCGAGCGGCACGCCCTTGTCCAGGGCGCGCTTGAATACCGCCATGTTGATCTCGCCGCTCGGCGCCGAACGCATCGCGTCGTCGAGCACGTAGGTCTTCGCGATCTGCTTGCGCGCTGCTTGGTAGCTGCTCACAGCGTCGGCGAGAGCCGGATCGCCGCCCTCGTCAACCATCTTCTGCAGCGCGCGGTTCATGCCGTTGTCCACGGCCTGCGCCGCGTCGCGGTACGAGCCGCCGAGCTTCTTGTCGCCGGCGCGAAAGGCCTTGTCGGCTTCGTTGCGCAAGTCCTTGACCACCTCGATGGCCGATGCGGTGTTCGCCTCATCGACGCGCAGACCGTCTACGGCCTTGAGGATCGGGTTCTTGGCGATGTCGGACTTCGGGTAGTCCTTCGCGGCCTCGAGGTAGGGCGACACGATCTTGTCGAGGTCGGCGTTGTACTGCGCGTCGTTCGTGAAGGTGCCGACATCCTTGACGGCAGCGTAGTCCTCGCCGGCCTTGGCGCGCAGTTCTTTCGTCGCCTCCGGCGTGAGGGGGGTGTCTTCCGGCAACCCGACCCACTTCTGGCCGAGCTTCGAAGCGTTCTCGACGTTGTGCGCGGCCAGGTTCTGCGTGAGCGCGGGCTTACCGGCCAAGGACTCTGTAGCACGAGCAGTCGCACTGCCGCCGCCGGCCTCCTGCGTGAGCTTGAATCCAGCGTCGAGGGCTTCCTGCCGTGCTTGAAGCTTCGGCTCGGCGAGCTTGGCTTGCTTCGCGCCTTCAGCGAAGGTTTGGGCCGCGACCTGCTGAGAGGTGCGCACCGCTTCAGGGGCGCCAAGTTTCGCCGCAACCCGGGCCGCTACATCACGCGGCATCTCGTTGGGCAGTTCCCGGCGCAGCGCAGCGCCGAGCGGCCCAACGGGGCCCTGAAACGGGAGGGTCAGCAGTGTCGCGCCGAGCGGCGTCGCGATTTCGTTGACAGCGTAGTTGATCGCGCCCGCACCAGCTTGGCCTATCTCGGTCCGAGGCTCGTAGCCGTACTGCTGTGCGGCCGCACTGAAGGTTTGCTCGGCCGACGGAATCTGCGCTTGGTTCGTGTCGATCTGCTCACGCGATGCACCTTGTGCCAGATCCAGGCCGAGCCGCCCGACGCCGCGTACAGCGTTGACCGCTGTCGCGAGTGCGCCGACGATACCGCCAACCAGGCCGCCAGCGGCATGCAACCCGGTCTCGCCGATCCCGACCATGCCGCGCGCAGGGCCGAGAAGTGCAGCCTTCAGCGGTGTCTCCGCTGCCGGTTGCTGCGGTCCTGGTGCTGAGGCATCCCGGTTCGCGTAGACCGGGTTTCCTTGAGCGTCCAGGCCGCTCGGGATCGCGGCCGTGCCGGAGCGCGGCGCGGGGGGCGCCCCCGTGCCATCTGGCACGAACCCCGGCGGCAACGGTGGCGCTGCGTCGAGTTCAAAGCCGGGCGGCAACGGTGCGGTCATGCCGGAACCCACTGGCCGTTGACGAGCTTGATCCGTTCCCCCGTCTTCGGGTTCGTAGCCGTCTGGGGCTGCTGCGCGGCCGGCGCCGCAGTGGGCTTGCCCAGTTGCGACATCCGGTCACGCACGCCCTGCAACGCTTCGCGCGCAGCCTGCTTGCCGTTCGCAGCTTCCTTCGCCATCACGTTGTCGATCAGGCTGACGATGGTCTTCGACGGCAGATCGGCGTTTGCCAACTGGTCCCCGGTGTGAGTAGCCGAGACGGTCAGTTGCGCATTCGACATCGGGCCGGTAAGCAGGCGCTGGTGCTCACGAGCCAGCCCAACCAAGGCGGCACGCAGGTTGTTGTAGTCGGCATCGCCGAGCGCACCCTTCAGCGCGTTGATCGGCTTGTTGAACAGCGGGCCGCCTTCGGTCGCACCGCCCTTAGCAAGCAGCGACTTCACGAGTTCGCCCTGCTTGAGCAACGTATCGTTGTACTGCTCCACGGCTGTGGTGTACTTCTGCCGATCGGCGAGCGTCTTCGTGTAGGCCGCATACTGCGCCTTGTTGGTGCCGACGTCCTGCGGCGACAGGCCGAGTTCTTGCGCCATCTCAGGGATGCGGTCTTTCACTGCGGCGATCAACGCCTGCCCCACCTTGCCGCGGGCAAGGCCTACCTGCCAGCCGTTGTCTCCCGCGATCGACTGTGTAGCGTAGAAATCGACGGTGCGCTGGCGCTTCTCTTGGATCTCTGCGGGGGACAGGAACTTCGTACCCGCGACCGTGCCGTCCCCGTTGACACCCGGAGCGGCAGCAGGCCCTGTCGGCTTGACCTTTATCAGACCGGCTGCGACGCGAGCGGCCTGGGCTTTGTCTGCTTCGCTCAGGTCGGATTTCTTGATGTCGGCGAGCTTCTTGCCGAGCGGCCCGGTAGTGGTGTCCTTCGGCGTCGGCAGCGTGCCGGCTTTCTGCATGGCTGCGACGGCCGTGTCTCGGTCCACGCCGTTGTCGAGCATGTACCGTTTGATCGCGTTCTCTTTCTCCTCCGTGGCGCCGACCTTCGGCGAGGCGCCGAGGTGCCGCAGCGAGTTGAGGTATGCCTGCGCCGAGGGATCGTCTTGCCCGGCTGCGAGCGCCTTGCCGATGCCGGGGTTCGCCGCCATCGCGGAAACGGCCTCGAGGCGGTGGATGCGATCGACAGCGTCTTCCATGTCGAGGGATGCCACCATGTCGCCGGGGTGCGCCGAGCGGTTCTGCGTCACCGGGGCGATGTAGGGCGGCAACGGGTTGCCGTTGGCATCCACCGTGTCGATGGCGAGCACCGGGTGGATCTTCGTCGGGTCGTTCTGATCGGGCACGATCTTCACGAGCCGCTTCGCTACGATACGGCCGCCGTTGGGCGCCGTCTCGCCGAGGCCCTTCGCCAGCTCGGGCTGGAACAACGCATTGAGGCCGCGCAGCATCATCTGCTCGTTGCCCGTGCTTTGCCCGGTCTTGAAGTCGGTCACGGCCTGAGCAACCACCGACGGCTGCCCGTCTTTCGTCGGCATGAAGTCGGCCACGGGGCGGTCCGTCGTGGCCGTGATGGTCTGCACCAGGTGCGCGGGGTCCATCTGCCGGATGTCGAGTTGCCCGGTCTGCAGCTTCGACACCGTGTCCTGCGCCTCTTGCTTCATCTGACCCACGAGGGGCGAGACGAGCTTGTCGCGCACGGCGCGCAGCGCCGATGCATTGGCCTGCTGACGCTGGGTGAAGTCCTGCTGGTATTGCGCGGGAGGTGCTTGACCGGTGCGCTGCTGTTCCGCTGCCGCAGCGGCCGCCTCCTTGGCGAGTTCAGACTGCTCGCCTAAGAGCGCGGCCTGCTGATCGGCCGTGGTCTGCCGGTCCATCGCCCACTGATCGTGCTTCGCTTGGCGGTCGGCGAGATCCTGCGCGCGCTGGTCGGCGGCCGTCTGCCGCGTGTTCTCGAACTCGCGCTGCTTCTGCGCCTGCTGTTGCGCGTCGAAGCGCAGCCCGAGGTTGAACCCGGACTCCAGGCCTTCGGCAGCGGCGCCAGCGACGGAAGCCATCAGAAGGCCCCTGGCGGCATGTTGGCCACCAGCATGCACACCGCGAAGGCACTCCCGGCAAGGCCGCCGAGCGTTCCGCCGATCACGCCGCCGAGGCCGGGCGCGATCGCATTGCCTGCGATGGCGCCTAACGTCGAGCCGAGCTTCGCCATGCCGGCCTTGCCTTCCGCTTCGAGCTTCTGGTTCGCGAGGTTGCGGGTGTTCTCTTGCTGCGCTGCGAAGCTGAGTTCACCGCCGGCCTGCTTCTCCTCATCCTGACCGAACTCGGCCAAGCCGCCCCCGAAGGGGTTCATGCCGCCGCGGCCGCCGAGCGCAGAGCGCCCACCCAACGAGGCCCCGAGTCCGAAGGAACTGCCGCCTGCCACTGTCTTTGCCATGTCAGACCCCTACAGGTGCTGGGTTGCCGAGGATGCTCTCCTGGCGGTTGCGTGTGAGTTCGCGCGCCGTGTTCTGCGCCTGCACGTCCGCCAAGGACTTGCTCAAGCCGAAGCTGCGATTTTTCGCGGCTTGCTCTTCCGGTGTCAGCTCGACACCCAGGCCGCGCAGCTGACGCTGCATCGCGCCTTCCTGCGAGGCGTACGAACTGTTGACGCGCGTACTCGCCTTTGCCATCTCCTGCCCCGGCAGCGTCGCGTCGGTGGCGTAGCTGATGAGTTGGTTCTCGACCGGCACGAATGTCTGAACGTACCGATTCCACTGGTCGCGCGTGAGCGCAGCGTAGGTCATGCCCGCTGCGTTGCTTTGCTGCGCGCCACCACCGAACAGAGAACTGAGGAATCCCATCACCAGCCTCCTTTGATCTTGAGGCCGCCAGTCGGCGCCGGCGCGCTGCTCGACCACGGGTCGAAGCTCGGCGTCGACAGCCCAGGCACCTTCGGCGTGCTGCCGGCGTCCCACACACCGGCCGGCGCGGTGATCGTGCCGGTGCCGCCGGTCGGCGCTGTCGACGGTTTCATCAGCGCGCCGATACCTTGCTGCAAGCCGTAGCCCGCGGCGCTGCCCAGCAGGCCCGCAACGCCGGCTGCCTGCTGCGACTGGACCTGCGCGGTCTCCTGCGCCTGCTGTGCGCCCATCGCGGCCTGCTTCTCCATGCCGGTGCCGACTTGCTCGCGCTCACCGCGGCCGAGCGCTGTGATGGCGCCCAGGCCGCGCGTGTAGGCATCCGTGATCTGCTCGTCGGCGATCAGGCCGCCCATGGCGCTGCCGTGCGCTGCGTTTTCCTCGATATCACCCAGGCCCAGCTTGAAGCGCGAAGACGCCGGGCCGGCGCCCATGTTCGTCAGCGACTTCTCGACAGCGCCTTGGGTCTGCTCTGCGGCGATCGCCGCATCGGTTGATGCCTTGCCGGCAGCCATCTTGCGCGCGACCGAGCCCTCTGCACCTTCGGCCTTGATGTCGCCGATCAGCTTTTGCTGCACAGGCAGCCAACGCAGTTTGTAGTCCTGCATGAGGTTGACCGCGTGCTCGCGCATTGCGGCTTCCTGCGGGGACTCTTCGACGCCACCTTTGCTCATTGAACCAGCCTCACGAACTCGAGGGTTCCTCGGCGGTGCCACTCCGGCCCCAACCGTCTTGCCCAGCCGCGCCGCCTTGTCTGGAAGGCGATGGTCTGAGCTCCGAGTTCGCGCCCGATGCTGTCGAGCGCGGCGACTTGCCTCTCGAATGCGCCGAACCGGAAGGCTACGGCGATCCACACGAACAACTCGAGGCCTTCACTTCCGGGGCGTAGGTCGATGACCACCATCCCGTCATCGCAGGCCAAGCAGAGCGCTCGATTTGCCTCGCATTGTGCCCGGATTTCATCGATCTCGGAAGCCGAAGCTACGCCGGGGCGCAGCCCCCGGCAGGCATGCGTGACGAAAACCGCCTCTTCGATCTCGAAGTCGGTGCCGGAGATCACGATACCGTCGGCGCGAGGCCGGTGAGAGTCAAAGCGCCGGCGCCAGGCACGAATGCGACGCTGATCGTCGGCGCGAGGCCGGCTAGAGCCAGCGCGGCCGCACCCGGGTGCATCGTGCTGTTGAGCGTGAAGGTCGGGTTGCCGCTCACGCCGTCCGGGTACGTGATGGCGATACCGTCACTTCCTTGCAACGTACGCGTGATGAGCGAACTACCGACCTTCACCACCAGGCCGTCGGGACTGCTCAGCAGACTCGACAGCAGCGCCAGGGCGTCCTTCACGGCGCCGTAGGTGACCGGCAGGAAGTCCTCGAAGCCAGGATCGAACCCAGCAACGCGCAGCGCCGGCCAGTCCGGCGCGACGTACAGCTTCTTGGTGTCGACGGCTACCCCGATGGGGATTGCGACATCGAGATAGCTCGGGTTCTGGGTCAGCCCGCCGCCGATGTCGGCGTAGACAGCACGGTGCACGACAAACGAAGCCGTCGGGATGCCGAGTTCGCCGTAGGTCTGCACCGTCACGCTCGCGCCGAGCGCTGCGCCGATGGTCGCGACACCGATCGGCGCGTAGACGCCGGTGGGGCTGCTCGGGTCCATCGGCGACACGCCGCCGTCCGATGTTGGGTAGACGACATCGTAGGCAACGATCGCAGCGTCCGCGCGCAGCGTCACGACATTGCCGGCTACGACACCGAGCAGTGAGGTCACGGTGCCGCGTAGCTGTGAAATCTGCGCCTGCAGGGACGCGAGCGTCACTGCGGATGTGCTTGCTGCGGCCCCGCTTTGCAGCGTTGATACCAGAGCTTCGATCGCCTCGATGCGTTGGCGCGCGCTACTGACGGCCTCTTGGACAGGCCGCAGCAAGAGCTGGTTCGGCGTCGGGATCGCCGGGCGGCCGAGAGCCATGGTCAGGTCAACTCCGCGACATCTTCGGCCGCTTGCACCACCCGTACGGGCGATGTGCCGAGGATTTCATACTCCAAGGAGGTGTACTCGTCGGTTTCGAGCAGCGTGAACTCGGTCTCGCCTTCGATGACGACTTCTTCGATCAACACGCCGTCGCCGTACAGCCGCACGAGGATGTTCGTGTAGTCGGTTGCCTTCACCTGCATGATCGACAACCATGCAGGCCGTTCGAGCAGCCACAGCTTGCCGCGGTAGCGATAGGTCAGGTGCACCGATGGGGATGCATCGAACTGGTAGATCGTCGTGCCGTCGATGTAGTGCGGCGGGTTCGCGCGCACCGGCAACAGCTCGTCATCGGGCTCGTTGTCCATGTCGAGCACCATGTACAGCTTGTCGGTGATCGGGTCGACGTGCGCGGCCGAAGCATGGAAGGCCATCGGCACGATGCCGAAGCCGTCGGACTTCATGTCGATTGCGTAGCACCCGCTGTTCGATCCTGATTCCCAGAACATCCAGTAGATGCTGTTGTGCGCGACGCCACGGATACTCGACGGGTTCAGCGCCTGCCACTGCTCGCGCGTGAAGACGCTTTCTGTGAGATTCTGGATCTGGCCCACACCTGCGACGGCCATAAGCCCGTTCGGGCCGGCGAAGACCACGCCGATGCGCGTGAGGTACGCGAAACTGCGCTTGCTCACGCAGGCGTACGGCACTTCCGACTTCGCCATGCTGTATGCGGCCGGGTCGTTGCCAGATGCCACGTAGACGAAGCTCTCTGTGCCGATCACCACCGTCGTGTCGATGTTGCCGATGCCGACGATCGCGGTGTCGGTGTTCAAACGATACGCCACGGGCCATGCGTGCGGCTGGTTCTGCGCTGACAGGCACAGTTGGTTCTTGCTGAAGCCCGCCATGACGCCGTTCGGCAGCGCCAGGATGCGCTCGAGGTCGTCGGGCGGCAGCTCCCAGTTGTCCGACTGCAGCACCTCGCCGAGCTCACTGTCAGTGAGCGTGTCAGTGTAGTCGGCCGTGCCAAGCGGGATCTCGGCGACGAAACGGAAGGCAGTGCCTGTCGTGCCGGTGGCCGCGCGATATATGCGCTTGGTCGTGATGACGTAACCGGTGCTCACGCCGGTCGGCTCACTTGTGGGCGTGGTGATCGTCGCCGACACGCCGTCGGGGCGCACAACCGTCAAGCTCGGCAGGCTCGGCGCGCTCTCTTCGCCTAGATCGTTCACGAAGGTGAAGACGTAGCTCGTCGCTACGTTTGCCGGCACGTACCCAGTGGAACCGCTGGCCTGGACATGAGCGTTGTCGTACCAGGCGAAGACCGTCGAGCCCGTTTGCCCGCCCGTGCCATAGAAGCCGCAGTAGTCTCCGCGCGCGATGTTGACCGTGGCCGTGCGCGTTGCGATGTCAACGTCGCCCGTCGTGCGCACGGTCGCCGTGACCGTCGTTGTGTTGTCGCTGTTCACAACGGCCTTGATGTGCATGCGCGCCCAGCTATCGTCAGGCAAGCTGCTCAACGGGATGATGACCGTTGTGACCATCGAGCCGCGGTCAGCCCACGAGATCGCAGTCCCTAACTGGAAGTAGTACCCGTCAGCATCATTGGCCTCGAGCACTACTGCAATGCCGTTGCCGCTGGAGTCGCGCCACAGGCCCCACCCAGCTTGCCGTGTGCCTGATGCAGCGCGTGAGGCCCGCCAATCGCTCGTAAACTCGATGACCGTAGCTGATGCTACGCCGAAGTTGCGTGCGGCGTATGTCGGAATGCCGCCGCCGATCGTGTCGCGCCAAGCAAGACGGTACGATGGCGCAGGGTTGCCGATCGTCGCGTCTTGAATGACATTGCTCTCGAAGGCCATCGGTTAGTCCGAGAAAGGAACGACAGGAGAGATCGTCCACGCCGACGCGAGTTCGTCCCCGTGGTCTGTCACATCGACCGAGAATGTCGTCGGCGAGGAGTCCACGCCCAGTGAGACTGTCGGCACGCTGTCAGGCCCCGGCACGCCGAGCGGCCGCGTCGTGACAGGGTAGGGCGGCGCTCCGGTGGTCGCGAGTGCGTAGTTCGTGAACCTCGGCTGCGAGTACAGCAGCGGCGCTGTCAAATAGGCCCGGTACGTCGTGTCGCCTGCGATCGTGCCGCGCGCTACATCAACGTCGGCCGTCCACGAGAGCCACTTGTCGTGCAGCAGGTAGATCGTGCGCACGAGGTCGGGATTCGCAAGGCCGAGCGTCGTGATGAACTGGCGCCATGAGCGCAAGTCGCCGGTCAACAGCTGCGCGTTCGTTGCATCCTGCGCAGCGTTGTCGGGGAGTGCCCGTGGCGTGACACGAGGTGCTTCGCCGCGAAACGATTCGATCGCGCGGCGCATTAGGAGTAAACCCCGTTGACGTACTGCACGCCGATCCGTCCGCTAGTGGAGTCGCTGATTTCAAGCGACATCACCGTACACACAGGCATTTCCCCGACACCGATCGAAAGCGTAGCCGCTAGCGCGCCATCGATGAGCAACTCCACCGTCTGCCCTAGATTGCTGACCCGCACTGCGTAGTCGTGGGGCGCTGTCGGGTTACTCACCGGAATGCTACCCGTGTCATACCCGGTCACTGCGGTGGTGACAGAGGCCCCTGCATTCAGTACGCCGGAACTCAAGTACACGTAGATGTTGGGGCCGCGCAAAGTAGCTGTGCTGTCCCATGCATTGAGTGAGACATAGGGGTCGTCGTTCGTTGTCAGCGAAGTGACGCCAAGCCCGAAAGTAAACCCTGTGGATGCTATCGGGGCCCCTGAGGGATCGCTGAAGTAGTCTCCCGCGGTGTTAATTTGCACGCTGCCGCTACCATCAAGCTCGACAGCTGCATTTACGGGGCCGCCGCCCATGTCGACCCACGAGGCACCGACTTCGCCGACGTGACTTGCAAGCCCTCCTGCAGCCCCCGTGAAGGTGTCGTACAGGAACGCTGCCGAGAGAGTTGGTGCGGTGCCGGAGAGCGCTAAAGCGCCGACACCGGGCGCTGCGGCCAACGGCACTTGTACGCTCGGCGCCAACGTTGCCAGTCCCAATGCCGCAACCTGCGGTTGCACAACTACGTTCATGCCGAGGACCGCGGCGGGCGCATCGCTGCTCAGCCCCAAGCTGCCGGCATCGGGGCTAGCAGATCGGCTTGCAAGAACCGTGGGCGCGCTGCCGGAGAGTGCCAGAACCCCCGGGAAAGTACCGGCGGTGCTAGGCAGAATCGGGGCGAAGCAAGCTAGGCTCAACGTACCCGTCGGTACGGCCAACGCTACATTGTGCAACCCGCGCGCAACGACACCAGCAAATGCAGTACGCATGCCGTCACCCCGCCGCTAAGTCCCCGGCCAGGAGCCAGGTATCAACGCCGATACGAATGAGTGAGGCTGCTGCGTATCGCCCGGCCAGTTGCGCGCTAAGCCCGGTTCGGATCTGCAACGTAACCCCGCCGGATGCTGTCACTGTCACCGCCCCGGAGCCCCCTGCGGCTAGCAGTATGGAACCTGTATCTGATGGCGTCAGCCCCATACCCGCATCCGTACCGACGTTGAGCGTCGCTGAGTAGCTGACTGAAGAGTTCGTTCGGACCCCGTTGTTCAGATCGCTCGCGCTGAGGTTGTACGTCGTATCGGGGGATACCGTGTTCCATGAAAACGAAGGCGCTGAGCCACCGCCGGGGATATCGACGGTTACCTTATTCGCGTTCTCGCCGGTTCCGCGTGTCGCCGTGACGCCAGCGCCTGTGAAGTCGACGACTTCCGCATCAGCCCCGCCCAGGGCCGTACCTTCATCCTGAAACTGGATGAAGTTCGGGAAGCCGTCGTCGGTCTGCGGCGGAAAGTCAGAAACCGGCGTGATGCCGAAGGTTGCCATCGCTCACCTCACGAAGGGGCGCGGGCGCACGCGCACCGAACCGGTGTTGAATGACCGCTGTACTTCGGCCTTCGCGTTGCTCACGCCGGCTTGAAATTCCTTCTGGCGGCGCACCGATTCAATCGGGTTCGTCCACGGCTGCTTAGGGATGCAGTAGAGGTACGACAGCGCGCCGGCCTCGACCGCTGAGCGGTACTTCACGAGCCCAGACTGTGGGATCTGCACTGCGTCTTCCTTGGGCTGCACGATGACCGTGACCAACAGGTTGTACACGCCGTTGGGTAGCGGGTCGAGCGCGATCTGCGCCTGGGGGATGTAGCAGTAGCGCACCGGCATGCCGGCCGGCATGTTCGGATCCCACTGCGATGAATCGCTGGTGACGATCGGCCACTGCTGCAACTGGCCACCGATGACTTGACTGCCCGACACGGCGCGCACAGCCACGATATCGAGGTAGGGGTCGCTGCCGAGGTCGTACTGCCGCGTGTCAGCGACGGTCGCGCCCGCAATCGCGAGCCGCAGGTACTGGCTCTGGCACGCCCAGTCACGGTACGCTCGAGCAAAGGCCCGGGCCAGCGTGATCGTGGGGCAGCGCTGAACGATCTGGGCGAGATTCGCTACTTGGTCGTTGACGTTGACCATGTTCATGCGTCGCCCTCGGTCACATTCACCTTCGGCGCGACGGCGACCTGGGCCTTCGACTTCATGCCGATGAGCATGCCCCACTGCTGCATGTAGCTCGCGCTCTTGGCGAGGTCTTGCTTCTTGCTGTTCTTGGCGTAGGCCTTGCCGAGCACGTAGTTGGTGAGCGGCGCCTGGTAGTTGTCGGTGACGGGGATGTCCTCGCCGCTCGAGCCGCTGAGTGCGGCCGGCACGGCGCCGTACAGGATCTGCACGCTGCCGGTACCGTCATTGGGCGGGAAGACTTTGAAGCGCGTCGGCGCCCGCGGGTCGGCCGTGAAGTGCTCGACTTCGGCCTGCTGCGTGGCGCGCGGCCACAGGCGGTTCGCTCCGTCGAGCAGGGCGTCGTCGACTTGACTGACGACACGCCCCGTGCTGTTCTGGTCGATGTCGAGCAGCGCGATGCCCCCGGCCGGCAACTGCTGCGTGTTGCCTGCAACGAGCGTGACGTATTCCTGCACCGTGAACATCTCGGGCTTGACGTTGGCCGTGGCGGTCAACGCCTCGTTCAGGTAGCCCACGAGCTCGCTGCGCGACCAGGTGCGACGGGAACGGTCCAACAGCGTGGCGCTCACGCTATCGAGGATCGTTTCCGTCGAGATCGACATGTCAGGCCAGATCCACGCCGGCAGCGCGCGCCACGGCGTGACGCAGGGCAGTCAGGTGGCCGTTCGGGTCGAGCTTCACGTCGGGATAGTTTTCGCGGGCGAAGGTCACCAGTTCCTCGCGCGACGCCTTCATGATCTCGAACGGTTCGAGCGGCAGAGCATCCTCGACGCTCGGCGCGCGCAGCCCGCTCGTGGCCAGCCAACGCATGCGCTCGGCGTGCGTCGCCTTCAGGTCGCCGGTATAGACGCGGTACTTCGGGTGCGCGGGGATCGCCGGCTCTTTGCGGTCAGCGCTGCCGACACGCCCAGCGAGCCGCGGAACGTTCGGCATTAGGCGGCCGTCATCTATGTTGATGAGCATGGGGTGGCGCTTGTCCTGGCGGTTGCGATTGCGCTGGGCCTCAGCGAGACGCATTTCGACGGCTTCGGAGATCATGAGTCGTTCCTCGGTTGATCGGTTGGGTGTTGGAAAACCGGCGCCCGCAGGCGCCGGTCACTGGCTTTCGGGTGGTCAGGAACCGCTCGGGCCGCCAGGGGTGTAGGCCGGGCGCTTCATCTTGCCCGCCTCGCCGTTGCTCTGGCCGGGGCCGAGGGGCGGATTCGGGTAGCGGGCCTTCGCCTTGCCGCCCGCCTGCGACTGTTCCTTCTGGATGGTCGCGGGCGGTACGAGCACGTCGTAGTTCGCGCCGTAGGGGTTCTTCGTCTTCATGGGTCAACTCCTGTTGAATTGCGAGACGGACAAGACGAGGGCCTTGTGAGCCCTCATCTTACCCGCTTCAGGCACGCTTGACGACGGCAGTGCCGACGTAGTTCGGGCCGATCACTTGGAAGCCGAAGACCATGAGGCCGCGGATGATGTACCCGAAGTCATTCGGGTTGTCGATCATCTGGCACTCGACGATCTGGGCCGCGAAGGTCAGGCCTGCGCTGTGGCCGAACATGCAGTAGCTCGCCGGGCCGGGGCTCGACTGCGTGAGCAGGTTGCGGCTCTGGTACATGGTGAAGCGATCGATCTCGCCCACCTTGCCGTTGCGCAGGATCGACACACCGTCACCCGCCAGGGAGGCGATGCGCAGATCGGACTTCTTAATCAGCGCGATCATCCACGGCGGGGCGACGAACCAGCGGCCCTCGTCGGACACGTTCTGCTCGTCGAGCACCGTGCCGCAATCAACGATGAACTCGACCACAGAGGTCTTGTCCAGCGCGACCGGCGAGGTCGAGTCGCCGAGGTTGATGTTGCCCGAGTCGGCTCCGGCGCTGTGCCCCGCGTTCTGCGCGGACACCTCGGCCGGAATGGTCGTGAGCATGTCCGCGTCCGCGGCGATGCGCAGCTGGATCGAACCGTCGTTGGCGAAGACATCGGCCAGGTCCAGGTCGGACTGGCGCGAGTCGACGGTCGACAGCGCGACGGCGAACGACTTCGCCTGGTTGATCGCGAGCGTGACGGAGTTGTTGGTCGGGTACTGGGGCGACAGGCCCGCGCCGATCACGTAGTCACTGATCGTGATGTCCGGGATCGTGCGAATCTTGACCTGCGCGCCGAAGCCCGCGATCTCGCCTTCGTAGTCCGTCGAGGCGATTTCGCCGAAAACGGTGGTCTTGTAGAACTTCTCGACCAGCTTGCCCGAATAGATTTCGGGGTCGAAATTGATGGTACCCGCCGGACCGTAGTCGGGGATACCCGATGCGCGAGGAACGCCACTCATGGTTTTCTCCTGAAGAGTGCGTTACCGGTCACCTACCGGCATGGAGCTTCAGCCGCGCCTCGAACTCTTTCCGTTCCGGATCCTTGACCTTGCCGAGTGCAGAGCGCTTGTAGAAGTCGCGCTTCTCTGCCGCCGTGAGCGGCCGCGCCATCTCTGCTGCGGGGGCCGGCAATTCGCCCGAAGGCGCGTTGCCCGTCCCCCGCGGCGCAACCGGCGGTGCCGGCGGCGCTTTGCTGGCCTTGTACGACTGGAACATCTTTGCGACCTTGGTCGCGTCCAACGCCCCGACGTGGCGGTCCAGCAGCTCTTGGCGCTGCAGTTGCGAGTGCTCGTCATCCTGCGCAAGCCACGCCTTCCACTCGTCGGCGGCATCGATCTCAGCGTAGTCCGGCACGAGCTCGGCGAGCTTGTCCACGAACTGCGTCTTGCGATCGGTCACGGCCTGGGCGGCATCCGCGGCTTGGCGGTCACGAAGCGGCTTGATTTCCGCGTCGATCGCACTGCGAACCGTCGTCTGCGCGGCCTTCAGGGCCGTGGCCGCCATCGTGCGGCACTCATCCTCGCCCAAGGCTTGCACCTGTTCGGCCGTGAAGAACTGGCCGAGGTCGATGCTTGCGTCCGCAGGCGGGGTAGCGTTGGCTTGCAGGGTGCGAACTTGCTCCTGCAACTCGGTCAACCGGCGATTGAAGCCTTCTTGCTCCGCGCGCCGTTCGCCGCGTTCCTTGTTCAGCACGCCGGCTGTCACATTGAAACGCTGCTTCCAGTAGGCCGGGTCGCTCTCGCGGGGGTCTGCCGGGGGTTGCGGGGGAGGTGTCGGGTCACCGGTGGTCGCAGCCTGTGCGCTCGGCTCGGCCGGCGGCGCGTTCGGGTCTGCGGGATCGGTCTTCGGTTCGGTGCGTGCTTTGATGCGGTCCTCAATCGCTGCGGAACGCTTCAGGACGGCCCGAGGAAGACGGGTTTCGTTCGTGGCTTGGGAAGCCTGCATATGGGTCTCTCCACGATCCGTGGCTACCAGCGATGGCGCCAGGGGGTTCGCACACGGGATGCAGGGCGCGGTTCCCGAAAATCACGCAGCTCGACGCGACGGTGAGGTGACCGTTGAAATGCTGCGGGTAATGCGTTGCTGAGCTTCGGTGATGTCGGCGATCAACTCATCGAGCTCCAGTGCGCGGCCCTGCTGCCGGTGAACCTCTTCACCGACAGAGGTGCGCAGCTTGGATTCACGTTCCTTCAGCTTCGCGTCGTAGATGCTGAGCAGCATCTGGCCTTCCGGTGATTTCGAAAACCGGGCCATGAAAGCCAGTTGATCGCCGCTCAATCGCATGGTCGCGAGTGTACCTGCGGATCAGTCGTCAAGCAAAAGTCGGGCCGCGATCTCTTTGGCGCGGCGTTCATTTTTGCTCTGAAGTTCCTGTGCCGCGACAGTTCTTGCTTGCTCATCGCGAAGCCGCGAGATTTCAGCCTGTAGCACCTTGAGCATCGTCTGGTTCTCTGCGTGCTGAGAGTCGAGGCGGGCTTGGTTCTCGGCATGCTGCTCGGCCAAGGATGCCTGGTGCTCAGCGTGCAATGCGCGCATGAGTTCCTGCACAGTCGTGCGGCTGAGGGTTGCTTCTTCGCGCACCACGGCAATCGCATCCGCCACGCGCCGCTCGACTTCTCGCGCCGGGGGCGTGGGCTTGGGCGCAGGTGCTGGTGCCTCAGCGATAGGTTCCGGCGGCGGCGGTTGCTTCTTCGACTGCGGCGCCAGCGGTGCGTCGTTCGGGTAGAGCGACAACGCACTGAGTAGACCGTGCGCACGAGGCGGCGGGACCACCGCATCGGGCATGTTCGTGATGTCGGCCGGCAGCGGCGGCTTCTCGAGCGAGACTTCCTTCTTGAGCGGTCGGAACTTTACGTTGCCGCCCAGGAACTTCGCGCTGAGCACGCCTTCGCCGCCGGTTGTCTGGACCGTCGGCTCGCCGCCGGTGAGGCTCAGCGCACCGGCCGGAACATCCACGGCTACGGAGCCCGTGAGCGCGGGTGCGAAACCTTGCAGCTGCAGCGCCCCGGCCGCGGGCTGCACGGCTTGGTTGTCGCTTTGAGAGACCGTCGGCGCGACGCCAGCGAGCACGAGTGCGCCGGCCCCCGGCTGCACTGCGGAGTCGAGCGAGACCGTCGGTGCGATACCGGTGATCACGAGCGCGCCGGCCGCCGGCTGCACTTCGAAGTCCGTCGAGATCGCTGGCGCCAGGCCGGCGAGCGCGAGCGCCCCGGCATCCGGCAGCACCGAAACATCGGTGAGCAGCGCGGGTGCCGCACCGACGAGGGTGAGGCTGCCGGCGTCCGGCTGCACGACATGTGCATCGCCGTTCAGCACCGCTGGTGACTGCCCCTCTAGGGTCAGCGTACCTGCGTCCGGCGCGATGCGAAAGTCGGTGAGCAGCACGGGGACCGTGCCGTCGAGGGTGAGTGCGCCGACGCCAGGGTACACGCCGATGTCGGTCGAGAGCGCGGGCGCCAAGCCAGCGAGCGACAGCACGCCCGCATCCGGCTGCACTGCGAAATCGGTCGAGAGCGCTGGCGCCAGGCCGGCGAGAACGAGCGCCCCGGCATCCGGCTGCGCTACAGAACCTCCAGCCAGGGCTGGCGCAAGCCCGCTGAGCACCAGCGAACCGGCGCCAGGTTGAACGGCGAAATCGGTCGACAGTACCGGCGCGAGGCCGCTGAAAACAAGGGTGCCCGTATCGGGGTAGGCAACGGTGCCGATGACGGTAGCAGGAGCGGCCCCCGCTAGTACAAGTGCTCCTGCTCCAGGGTAGGCAACGGTGCCGATGACGGTAGCAGGAGCGGCCCCCGCTAGTACAAGTGCTCCTGCTCCAGGGTAGGCGACGGTGCCGATGACGGTAGCAGGAGCGGCCCCCGCTAGTACAAGTGCTCCTGCTCCAGGGTAGGCAACGGTGCCGATGACGGTAGCAGGCGCAAGGCCGGCGAGCACCAGCGCGCCCGCATTCGGTTGCATCGCGAAGTCGATCGACAGTACCGGTGCGAGGCCGCTGAAAACAAGGGTGCCCGTACCAGGCTGCGCCGTAACAGAACCCGCCGCTGTCGGCAGGCTCGAGATCGGACTATCCGAGATCGGAGTGAAGCCGAGCACGGCTTGGTCTCCTTAGAACGCGATGATGAGCACCATGCCGGGGCCGCTGCTGCCGCCGGCCCCACCGGTAACCCCGCCGCCGCCGCCGCCGCCGCCGCACCCAGGACCGAGTGTTGGACCACCCGCGCCGCCGGTACCAGAAGCCCCCGCAGTACCGCCGCCGCCGCCGCCGCAAGCCAGGTATGAAGCGGCCGGCAAAAGAGATCCGCCCAAGGGAATGATGATGCCGCTCTGCCCCGCACCAGCTGCAGCCGCGCCACCTGTGATCGTCGGGAACGTACCTGCGCCCGTGATACCGCCGCCGGCTTGGTCCGTGTTCGCTGTGCCGACACCGCCGCCGCCGGCACCCGGCGTGCTGGGCGTCAGGCTGGCAGCGAACGTGATCGAAGTACCCGCACCACCGGTAGCCGCGCCACCGGCGCCGCCGGCTTGTCCACCCTTGGTTTGCACAGAGCCGAAAACGTCGAGTATCCTGTTTGTCGGGTTTGCGGCCGCACTTCCGCCGCTGGCAGAACCGGATGAGGCGCCGGCACCGCCGGCACCGCCGCCGCCCGCAGCTAAAAAAGTGACTGCAGACACGTTTTGCGATGGGTTCAAAGTGACGTAGGTGTTTGACCCCGCAGTGCCTGCGGCGCCCGCCGCCCCGCCTGCTTGTGCACGTCCGGCGAAGATCCACAGCGTATCAGGAAGTGCGCAGGCCGGGAAAATACCGCTGACGTAAGCCCCACTGCCGCCGCCGCCGCCGCCGCCGCGCGCGTTGCCAGCGGCAGCACTGAAGCCGCCGCCGCCACTGCCGCCGCCGCCGACCGCGAGAATGAACACCCACTGCTTGCCGCGGGGCTTCTGCCAGGTTTGCCACTGATCCCCGCCCCCTGAGTTCGTCTGGGTGAAGCGTTGGATGTCTACCGAGGGCGGCAGGTGCAGCAAATCAAGCATGAGGGCGCTCCCAGTCTTGCACCGGCGCATCCAGAATCTGTGCCGCACGCCCCGCGCCGAGCAGACCCGCTGCCTCGAGCGCCTGCACACCTTGACGCGTCGTGTCGTGCGCCAGGTCAACCGTCAGCGTCGAGTTGAGCAGCAGCATGTAGTCGGCCAAGGCGTCATTGGCGGCAGCGGCGCGCCGGATCACGATGCGCTCCTGCGTCGTCATGCGCTGCAAGAACGCGAGTGGCGTGATGCGCACATCCTGAGACTCAGCAGCTGGTGCCAGAACGACCGGCGGAACGTACCACGCCGGGGGCTTCGGATCGGTGTCCACCGTGCTGTAGTCGACACCGCCGAGGATCGGCTTGCCGTCATCGGTGTAGAGGCTGCCGTCAACGGTCTCCAGCCACGCAGGACCGAGATCGGCGATGTCCACTCGCCGCAGCATCAGTACGCCCCGCCGATGCCCGTGACGACCCAGCCGGTGCCCGCCGAGCCAGTGCTGGTGCCGAAGGACACGAGAAGGCGATACCCGGCCGGCAGTGCGAAGTTGAGGGGCACATCGAACGGGTTGCTAGCCAGAGTCTGCGACACGGTGACCGCAGGCAACGCGATTTCGTCGATGAGCCAGGTGTTGGCTGCAGTGTTCGATGTACCCGGCGTGAATGCACCGGTGACGCTGCACACGTAGACGCGCGCCACCGTAGCGGCCGGTGAGCCCGCCGAGCGAAACCGCAGGCGCTGGATGAAGCCGCCGTTGGTTGTGTCCGCCTGGAACACGCTGGTGATATTCGCTCCGGTGCCGTCCTGCGCCGTGTTGGCGTTCGGCCCGATGACTGCACCGCCGCCGCTTTGGATGTCACCGGCCTTGCTGTAGATGGGGTCGAGATTCGCTGCCATAGGTGCCTCACATCATGTTCATGTTCGCGGACCGCGCACAGCCCATGCCGCGGCCGGCACTGCGCATCAGGTCCGCAGGCGCCGTGCAGAACACGTCCTTCGAGCCGGCCGAGAAGTTCACCGCTGCGCCGCTGTTGCTCGACGAGTAGACCTTCGTACGGGCGAGCGTTGTCGAGCCGCTGAGCGTGCCGAGACCGACTTCCCACTCGCTGGTGCCAGCGATGCAGTACCAGACGAGATCGCCTGTCGAGAACGCGCTGCTAAAGGCCTGATAGCCCGTAGCCGCGCCCGCCAACGTCACGGAACCCGTGCCGGTGGTGGTCGTGGTCTCCTTGACGCGATCCGCGGTGTGCGGCATGTCAAGTCAGCGTGAAGATGCCGCTCGCGTTGAACTGGATCGTCAACGTATTGCCGGTGGTCACGGTGAACTGCGAGGTCGAGAGCTTCGACCAGCACAGCGCCTTGCCGCCGGAGACACCGATGACGCCGAACTTCACGTTCGTGAGCGGCCCGCCGGTGGCAGTCCACACGAGGTTCGCGGCATTGAACTTCATCTGCTTGGCCGAGGCGCCGGTCGTCCAGATCATGCTGGCGAGAGCCAGGCCGTTGGCGACGTAACCGCCCGACGTGCCGATTTCGTTGTTGACCGAAGCGAAGGTCGACAAGGTGAAGGTCGAAGCATTTGACGCGCTGGTCGTCAGCTTCATCTTCAGCGCGGTCGTGCCGAGCACGATCGTGCCGTTGCCAATGTACTTCTTGGCCTTGTTGTAAAACAGGAAAGCGGATGCAGCCATCGTTCACTCCTCAGGCGCAAACGAGGCGCCGTGTTTGATCATGTGGGCAATGAGCCCGTCGCCATACAACTCAAGTTCCATTTCGTCGCCCATGAAGCGCACGAGATCGCGGAACTCGGTGGCCTGTGAGACCATCCACGGCGTGCAGTTGAAGGTGCGGCCCCCGCACGTCAACGGCATCGTAGCTTCTCCATCGTTTTCAGGCTGCGCGTAAGCGTGGTGCGCCTGAGGCGCCACGCACGAGTCGAAGCCGAACACGTGCATTCTCGCGAATCCGAGCATGCGCAGCAAGGGGAACGCACGCAGCACCACCGTGCTGCCGCCCGGAACCGGGAAGAACGTGCCCGCCTTCTCCCGGATCAGGTCTTCCATCGCCTCGGACACACCCGAGTGCCACAGGTACGTGCGCTCGCGCGGCAGGCCCTCGAGCGTGCTCGGGTGCACTTGTGAAGCGATAAGGTAGCGGCACGTCGGGTGCGGCCGGCGCGTGAAGCGCGCGTTGAATTCCCGGGCGTCGAGCACGATCTGCGCGCTCGGTTCCATCCCGTTGTCGATCGCCCAGTCATAGGCGCCGTTGACAGTGATGAGGGCGGCACCTGCAGTGCGCAGACGCCGGATCTCTTCGACGTGATCGAGCATCGACGGCCCGCCGGCGAGCAGCACAACCTCGCGGTCCTGCTTGTTGAACGGCACCACGTGCATCCAGCCGGCCTCGACGTTGGCGCGAACTTGCTGCTCTGCAACTTCCTCGCCGACGTTGACCTTGCCGTGCTTGATGATGTTCTCGGCACCTTCCCAGACGGAGCAGTAGATGCAGCAGAACAGCTCGTTCTCTCCCGACCAGTGGATGACGGCACCCAGGTCGGTCAGCTGCTTGATCCACCACGCGAGCGGCTGCACGGTCAAGTGCAACTGCTCGCCAATCAGCGCGCCCATCGTGTCAGGCACGGTCGAAATCTGGAAGAAAACGTGCTCGGCCGCCGCCAGGATGTTGAGCAGCACCGTGCGCACCTGCTCGGGCGGGATGTGCTCCATCACGTCCGTGCAGTAGCCGTAAGCCGCGTGGTGCGCGATCGGTTGCGTCAGATCCTGCCGGCTGAAGCGGATGCGCTCGGGCTGCGTCTTGCAGGCATTGGCTACATCCTCATCGAGACAGTTCTCGGCGAAGTCGAGCATGTGCACCTTGGCGCGGCCAAAGAGGGCAATCATCAGCGCGCCGCGGCCCGTGCCGCAGCCGAAGTCAATGACATCGGCGTCGGGCGGCATGCTCGCCTGCTCAAGGAACATCTGCGCGGCGCCCTCGCCGGGCGCGCTCTCGCGGTACTCGGCGTGCTGCCACACCTTCTCGTACTTGGCCTGCTCGGGGTTCGCGACCGGGGCCACGCTCACCGAAGGTGCGAAGCCGGCGACGCCGACGGGGATGGTCATGTGTTGTGCTCCACTTCCCCGCCGATGAGTTCACCCTCGGGGCTGTACTGGTACTTGATGCGCTTGGTCGGTGGCTTCTTCGCCGTGTGCGCCTGCATTGCTGCGGCCACGGCTTGCTGCACGATGTTGGCGAGCACGCTGTGGTCGTTGGACGCCGCCTCGCGCTCGGTGATCGCCTGCTCGCGCTCGAGGGTCTGCTGGTGCTCGAGCTGCATCTGCTGCAATTGCGTCTGCTGCTGCGCCTGCGCAGCCTGGGCTTGGGCCTCCTGCTGGGCCTGCTGGGCAGCAGCCAAGTCTTCTTCCGAGGGCACCACCTCGTCGACGGGCAACTCCATCGCGGCGGCCGTCTCGCGCAGCAGCGCGGCGCGGTACTTAGCCGTGATGATCTGCGCGTCGATCGGGTTCGCCGTCATCGTCAGGAACTGGATGCGCCGCTGCTGCGCCGACTCGCGAATCAGGATGGCCGCCGCACCGCGGGGCACTACCTTGCAGTCGCCCTTGATGCTGTTGTCGGGGTTGTAGAGCATCTCGTTGATGAAGGTGTCGCTGATGTTCGGCGAGATGACACCGGAGTCGATGCCGCTGATCGCGCGGCGCAGCCCCTTGGCTGCGTTGTTCATCAGCATGGACAGGCCGGTAGCGGTGTCGGCGCTGCCGCCCGCGCGCTCGTTGCCGTAGGTGTAGCGCGGGATGCCCGTGGCATCGTCGGCGCGGATCTCCCACTTCTCGTAGGTCGCCATCAACTGCGAACTGCGGTCGTCGGGCTGGAAGAACCCGATGCCCGGGTTCACACCCTGCGTGGGGTCACTCTTCAGCTGCCAGCACTTCCATGGGAACTGCTCGAGGCTTTGCTCACCGTCGGCGAGCCGGTCGACGTGGACCCACGTCTGCGGGCCGCTGGCGATCGACATGTTGTCAGCCAGGGCGCACGCGATCGCGTTACACATCTTCTGGCTGGTGGCCGCCAGGTCCGGGATCGACCGACCCCAAAAGGCGCCGGGGATCTCGTCGTACGATGCCTTGCGGTAGGGCCGCTGGCCGAGGGGGTTCGTGTTGAGTGCGGCATACAGCACGTAGCGTCCGCACACGAGCACGTTGCACTCGTAGTCGCGCGTCTCGTCGAGGTCCGGCACGCCGTAGCTCATCAGCTTCCAGCCCGGCACCGACCCCCAGTAGTTGAGCGCGTCGATCACGCCCGGGGGCGACAGCCACATGTACATCGTCTCTTGCTCGAGACGCTGCCTCTCGGCCTCGGTCCACAGCCACCCCTCGAGGTGCCCGTTGCTGTAGTCGCGCAGCGCGCCGTCGATCTGGTCATCCTGGTAGCCGGGCAGGCCTTTCAGGTCGAACAAGTCGCTGCGGTGAAAGCGCTCGCGCTCGATGAAGTCGCCCTGCTGCGGCGTCTTCGATGACGGCGCGGGGTAGACATCGAAGGGCGATACACGGTCCCACGACTGCGCGGGGTTGTTGGAGACTTTCGGCTTCCAGCCGTCGGCCCACTCCAACGTCTTGCGCCGCGCGTAGATCGGCCCCTTGAGGATCGCTGCCGGGTAAGTGACGAAATCCTCCACGAAGGCGTCCATCGCATCGACGTAGCCGCCCTCGGCGAGCCGGTCGGCGATCTGCGTCTCCATGCGCTTGGCACGCTGCAGGGCCAGGTGCTTGATCGTCTTCTCGGCCTGGTCACGCAATTGGTCGCCCAGTTGCATCACGAGCGTGCGGTGCTCCTCGGCGCTCATCGTGCCGCCGCCGGCTTGCGCAGCCTGCATCATGGCTTGGTTCGCCTGCGCGAGAGCCTTGCTCACGATGGCCTTTTTCATCTGCATCGGCAGATCGGCGAGCGGTGTGGGGTCGAGGCCCCAGGGCTGCTCCCCCACAGGCAGCACGATCTCACGGATCCAGGCACTCGCTGCGCGGCACTTCGTCTCGGTCAAGTCCGACCAGACGATGTTCATGCCGCCGTTCGCGGATTGCAGAGACTGCAACTCCGAGGCGCTGTAGACCCCGCGGCGAGCGCGCAGGCATTGCAGCAGTTTCAGGTCGATGCGTTGCTTGGCGAGCTTGTTGCGCCCCCAGGCTGCGCGCACGTGGCTGACAAGCGCTGTCCACGTGTCTTCTTCGAAGACCATCGGCTCGGGCGGCTTCTCCGCGTCGCGCTGGATCAGTTCCTTGAGCCCCAACTGGCGCACCAGCGGGAAGCTGCGCGCCCCGGCCGGTGGCGTGGGTGAAGTCTGAGCGGCTTGCGGGGAGACGGCCATGTTGGGCACAGATTATGCACTGCGGCCGCCGGAAAGAAAAACCCCGCCGCAGTCGCCTGGGGCGGGGGAAATCGGAGACATGCCGGGCAACTTGGGCTGGCACCGCGAGTCTACCGCCGTAACCCAATCACTTCGACCAAACGACCGTTCTACGTTGCACGGGCCTCACCTTGGCAATCGTGACCTTCCTGTCGATGAGTTCAGGCACGAAGGTGAGGGCCAGCGAGTCGGCGCGGTCGGGGGACTTGCCGCCGTTTCGCTTGAGGTCTTTTTTGCTCTGCAACTGGATGCGAAACCGCGCGTCGTAGCCGTAGTCGAGACTGATCAGTTCCTCGGCGAGCCCGTCCTCGTCAGGCACGTGCCCGTGCTCGAGGAAGTCGCGCATCTTGCCCCAGCACTCGCTGCGCTGGTTGAAATACTGCTTGTCGTCCTTGGCCGGCTGCCCCCACTGCACAGCGATGAGCGCGGGCAGGCCCTGCATGCGCCGCAGCGCGCTGTCCAAGTCCGCGCCGTTGCCGATGGCGTCATAGGCGATGCACGCGATGGGCGCCTCCTTGCGCACGATCTCGAAGATGCGGCTCGCCAGGTCCGGCCCGTCGAAGCCGCTGAGTGCCATCTGCCAGTGAACCTGCAAGCCCTGACGCAACGTGATGACGGAGAAGTCATCGCCGAAGCGCGCCGGGTCGACCGCGAGGATCTTCGGGAAGGGCCGGTAGACATTCGGGTCAAGCCGGCGCCTGCGTGCGCCGTTGACAAGCTCAGGACTGATGAAGTTGGCGTAGCCCGCGCGCGGGAACTCGCCGCGCACGCGCACGCGCACGAAGTCGCTGTCCTCGCCGTAGTCCTCGACCCAGGCCGCGATCTGCCCCTTGTTGGCGAAGCTGATGGTGCGGCTGTCCACGCGGGTGTAAGTGTTGCGCTTACCCTGCGTGCAGTTTTTGAAGAAGCGTCCCGAGGTCTTCGTCGGGTTGCCGTAGCGGCACCAGATGATCTGCGTGCGCGCGTCGGTGAGCGCGCCCTCGGTCACGTCCCAGATCACGTCGTCGATGGCTGAGGCCTCGTCGAAGATGACCAACAGCCGCTTGCCTTGGTTGTGCAGGCCGGCGAAGGCTTCCGACTTCTCCTTGCTCCACGGGATCTGATCGACGCGCCAGGTCTTCTCGCGCACTGGGTCGCCGGCGATGTAAAGCGCGGTCGCGGTGAGGGTGAACAACTGCTTGGCGATGAAAAGCTGGTACCACTTGCCGAGCTCGGCCCACGTCTTGGTGCGCAACTGCGTGTCGGTGTTGGCGGTGATGACGCCGCGGGTGTCGGCCGCCGTGCTGGCAGCCCACAGGATGAGCCACGACACCTCGGCCGACTTGCCTACGCCGTGACCCGAGGACACGTCCTCCTCGATGACGCAGCCGTCCTGACCGCCGGCGCGGATGCGCTCGCCGATGCGCGTGAGTTGTTCACGCTGCCACGGCTCGGGCCCGGCCTGGTCCTCGAGGCTCGTGCCCTTCTCGCCCCACGGGAAAGCCCACAGCACGAAGCCCAGCGGGTCGGCGTGGAAGCCCGCTAAGCGGTCCATGAGCTCGTCGAGCGGCGTGTTCTTCACTGCAAGGTTGCCGATGACGGACTGCTTGACGGGGATCTTGAGAGCGTCCGAGGGGCCCTTGCCGCGCGTGCCGGCCAGCGGCAGCGGGGGGTTGAACCGCGGATCAACCTCGGCGCGGCGCTCCACCGGGTCGGGCACAAACAGCGCCGTACCGCTGACGTGCTGGTTGCTCTTGACCGTGTGCTGTCCATGCTTGTACTTCGGATCCTTGTACTTCGTGTGCGGCCCGCGCCAGCCGGAGTTCGGGCCGCCCACGGGATGCTCAGTACCCCTTGCCCAGCGGCACGGGCGAGGCGACGACCGGCGAGACGACCGAGCCGCTGATCGTGCGCGAGGGAGCGCCCAGCGCAGCCGGGAAGCCCTCGGCCTCGGGCACAGCGGCGCGGTCGGGGATCGTGTCGGCCACGCGCTGCGCGCGAGCCGCGCCGGTCGAGCGCGATGCGCTCAAGGACTGGCCGATGCCGGTAGCTTGCGCGCGGAAGTCGGCGGGCGCGATGGCGCGCGGCTTGTGGGTCTCACCGGGAGAGGTCTTCATCGTCGGTCTCCATGTGCGGCCGCGCCGC